GGCCTTATGCCTAACAGCCGTCGCAATCTTCCTGGCCCGATACGCTGGGTCAGTGGCCTGCCGCTGCGCGTGATAGTCGCGCCAGTACGCGGCGCGCGGCGCATCGCTTAACGGCTTCTGCGGCTTTGGGGCCGGGTTGTTCAACAGTTGCAGGGTTTCTGCCGCTGTGAGCATTACTCGGCCCTCCCATTCATCCTGCGCGCCTTCTCGGCCCGCTCGAACTCCTCCAGGCACTCGCGGTCGCAGAACCGCCGCCCGTCGTCGACAGGCTCTGCGCACGAGTAGCACTGGCCGACCGCTGGCAGCGTGGCGTGGCGGCGGCGCAAGGCGGCGGCGAGCGCCTGGTTAATCGTCAGGTCGGCGGCGTCGGCTTCATCCATTACTCGCGCTCCGTCAGTTCGAGATGCGTGCGCGCCTCCGAGCAGGGCCGCAGCTCGCTTTCGCTGACGACCGTCTGGTGGCTCGGCCGCTCGATCACAATCCGGCCGTCGCGCTTCTTTACCTCGCGCTCCGGACCGATGGGCGTGACCCAGTAGGATGGCTGGCTGTCGAAGTTGGTGATGCGCACAATGCGCACCGGATACTTCGGCACGCCGAGTGCCGGATGGTGCGGGACGTACTGGCAAAGGTCGCCTACCTTAAAGCTCATCGTCACCCCCTGATCCGATGCACGGTCGTGCGGCCGGGCAGCTGCGGCGTCGGGCTGTCGCCAACGATAAAGCTGCTTTCGGTGCCATCGGTGGCGCGCACGAAGTCGACTTCGACCTTGGCGGTGTCGACCAGCGTCTTGGCAATGTCGTTCACGCCGCGCGCACGGTCGATGTCCATCTTGCCGTCCTTCACGTCGCGCAGCGTCTCGAACAGCAGGCTACGCAGGGTTTCCAGGTTGTTCTCGCTCACGATTGCTCCTTCGATTTTCGGTTGATCTGTCGGGTGATCGCGCCGCGCAACTGCACCAGGCGCGCGACCTCGGGGCCGTACACGGTGTGCACGCTGTTGCGGCGCATAAGGTCGACGCGGCTCACCAGCTCGAGCGCGTCCAGCGTGATCCTCTCGGCGTCGGTGGTGAACCGGCCGGCCCTGAATGCGACGACATAGCCGTCTGGAATTGGGCCGTTCGCTTCCATCCAGACCAGTCGATGCACGCCGGTCCATCGCTTGGACGGACTGCCGGATGCTTCGCTGAACTTTCGCTCGAGGTAGCCGTCAGCACTCATGCGATACGACCCTACCGGCAGGACTTGCTGCGCGGCTTTGCCGTTCAGCTTGCCAGACCGGAACCAGTGCTGCCTGGACTTCTCGTGTAGCCCGGTCACGCCACGAATGCCCGCATTCCATCCCTGCTGGCCCGGCTTAAAGCGGGTTGCCTCTGATCCGTGGCCGGGCTGGGCGGTGCGTTCCCGAGCCACCTCGGCTATCACGCCTGGCGCTTTGCGCAGGCCCAGTGCCGACGCGCGGACGTAGATCGCCTTCAACGGACGGCCCAGTGCCTCGGCCACGACTCCGGCGGTCTCGGTCGGGTAGCGGTCGCGCAGCAGTGCGTCGTCGGCTGGCGTCCAACGCTGGCGGGACCGTATCACGCCGGACCTGCCGGAAAGTGCGCCCAGAACTGCGGCACCGGCGCGGGGATCGCGTCGGCGTAGCGCCAGGTGGCGTCCTCGAAGAAAGCGGCGAACGTGTCGCCGTCGCTGTCGGCCGCGATGACCAGAATGCTGTCGTCGGGCATGCGGTCGGCGGTTTTGTGCCAGGAAATGGTGCTGGTGTTCATCTGTTGTCTCCTCAGTAAGGGATCGCTGCTTTTTCAATCTGGAACTCGGCCTCGAGCTTGTCGATCTCAAGGTTCGACATCGGGTCGCCCACCGTCGAGTCGGGAAATGCGTGCTTGATTTCACGCAGCCCGCGATCGGTCGCCATCTCGATGCCGATTCGGTGAATCTCGCTCGACTTCCACGGCGGCTGCTCGATCTCGCCGCCGGCCGGCGTGCGCCAGGTCACGGCCTCGCCGTCGGACTCGACCAGCTCGAGGTGCGGGGCCGCCAGCGCAGGTATCCATCGATGCTCGTCGCAGCCGTTGCGCTGGCCGTCGAGCGGGATGTCGGCTTTCCACTTCGCGCACGACCAGCGGGCGTCACCATCCAGCTCGGGCGTCGAGTGCGCGCAGGTCCGGCAGTTTGCCGCCGGCAACTGCGCGCCGTGGCACAACTCGGCAAACGGGCACACCTTGCAGATGTAGAAGGTCGGGTCGGTGCTGACCTTCTCCGGCGGCTCGGGTGCGATGATGATGGCGAGCGAGGTGGCCCGATGCTTCTCGGCGATGCCGGCGTTGTACTCGGTACGCACGGCGATCGTCTCGCGCCCGCCAGGCGTCGAGCAGGTCAAGTAGTGGCGCTCCATGCCGCTGTAGTGCATGTAGAGCTGCGCCTGGGCGTGGTAGGTGGTGTCCCACTGCACGAGCGCGGTCTTTTCGTTGCCGGCGCGCAGCTTTGCCAGCTCTTTGAACTTCTTCTCGCCCACCTGCTTGTGTTCCCAGACGTGCGGCGTCTTCGGGGCCTGCACCAGGCCCAGCACGGCGCCGTCCATGTGGCCGCGCAGGTGGCCGCCGTGGTCAGCGTAGCCGAACTGCTCGCCGTCCTCGTTCTCCGTCCAGACCTGCAGGCCGGGCACGAGGCGCAGGCGGGTTGCCTGCAGTGCCTCGCCCTGGTGGCCGTCCTCAAACCGCTTAAGGGTGGCTGCGTCGAACCGCTGGGCCGCTGCCCACCGCAGGCCGAGCCACAGCCTGCGGCGGCAGGGGCCGCCGACAGCGGACATGCCGAGATATGCGCGGGGTTTGTCGTCCTGTGCTGCAACCATCGCCGCATCGGCTGCGGCGAGGGTCGGACACCCGCTGTCGGGCAGCTTCGCCATTACGCAGCCGCCTTCGCCCACGGCGCGGCTTTGGCAGCGGCCGGCTTTGAGGCCGGCAGGGCCGACTTGGCCGGCGTGGCACTGACCGCCGCGTAGCCCTTCACGCGGTTCGTGTCCTCGCCGGTCTGGCCGTTCTTCTCGATGCCCACGTCGACCATCATCTCGCGGCCGAGCAGCTCGTCGGAGTCGTTCACCTGCAGCACGCCGACCGCGTGGCAGATCGCCGACAGCTCGCGGTAGGCGATGTCCACGGCCTGCTGGTTCTGGTTGACCAGGTTGAGACGCGCCCACAGCTTGCGGTTTGCCGCAGTGCCGCTGGTGATGGTCAGCTCGATCTGCAGGTACTGGCCGGTCCCGGCCTTGGTGTCCTTCATCTCGGTCTTGCTGATGACGACGGGGTAGCGGCCGGGCGGAAGGGCGGAGATGGGGGCTGCTGGTTCGATGTTGGCTGCGTTGAAATTGAGGGTTGCCATGATGTAGGTGCCTTTCAGGTTGGGTTGGGTGGACGTGCAGCGATTGCCCTGGTTGGTGTTTCCCGCGTCTCAGGGTTTGCCGATGCCGGGGCGGTGGTGAACCTTGGGGCCGCTTCCGGTTACAGATCGCTGCGGATCAGGCGTGTGTCCAGCACGCACAAGGAGTAGACGCGCCCCAGTTCAGGCCGCCTGTTCGACGGGTTGGTTTCTCGGGTCTCCGGCTGCGATCGCTGCGGACAGCGCATCCCACGACAGCGGAATCTGGTCGGGCAGGCCGTAGCGGTTCTTCGCGCGGTATGCCGGGCGGTCGCTGGTGTAGAGCATCCGCTCGCCGCTCGAGATGCCGCGCGACACCTGCTTGTTGAATCCGACCTCGGTGCGGGTGACGACGGTGCGGTAGTTGGCGAACAGCACGGCGTCGGCCCACTCGCGCAGCACGTCGCCGCTGCGGCTTGCCAGCTTCAACTGATAGCGGTCGTAGGGGTCTGTCTCCGGCGAGTCGAACCGCTTGATCTCGCAGTGCGCCAGGATGATCACGGCCATGCCGCGCTCGTTGCGCAGGTAGTCGAAGCCGGCGAGCAGGGCGCGCCATTCCTCGGCGAGCTTGACGGCACCCTTGCCGTAGGCCAGCTCTTTGGCGTCGTGCCGGGACTGGATGTCCTGGTCGATCAAGGCCTCGAGCCAGTCGGCGGTGTCGAGCACCACGGTCGAGAAGTCATGCTCGCCTTCGCACAGGGAGGCGATCGCGTCGACCACGTCCTGCTTCGTGCGGGCGATCGGGAAGTGCGCCACGTCCAGCGTGCCGACGCTGTCCTCGGTGAACACAAACACCGGGTTCGGCGCGCCGGCCGCGAACGTGGACTTGCCCACGCCGTCCGTTCCGTACACGACGATCCGCGGCGCTTTCATCGCACGCGAGCGGGTGATGCTGGTCAGGTCAAATACCATTACGCTTTCTCCTTGAGTTCGACCTTCACGGCGGGCTTCGCCGGGGTCGCGGTGATGAACTGCGCGAGCTGCGCGTACAGTTCGGGGGTCACGGTCTGCACGGCGCGCAACTGCTTGAG